GCCTGATGCCACACGACCTGTTGCGAGTGCGCTTGAAACATCTCCCAACCGCCGACCAGCGTGCAGACATACGGAACGCCGTCATCATAGCCGGTGCGATCGGCTTGCATGATCTTGCCGCTCTGCGTGCCGAAAAACATGTTTCCGCGCAGCAGCAGAAAGCACGTCGCGTCCCATGTAAAGCGCGTCCAGGCGCCGGTCGCGTCGTTGGCGGCGAGACAGCTCTGATTGCCTGCAGTGCCGCCCGGTGTTGCGACGAAGATCCCGCCGTATTCGTCCCATTTGCGGATCGACCACGGCTTGTCGCGCTTGGCGTTCACCGTCTCACGCCACAGCGGCTTGATCGGGCGCGTCAGCATTGCCAGTTCGAGCTGCTGCGCGTCCTTGGTGATGGCTTGGCTCACCGGCACGATGCCGTCGACGGTGACGATCAACAGATCGCCTCCCAGTGGGAGAATTGCGTTCATCCCCATTGGCGGGGAGATGTGATAGCGGCCTTCCTGGCGCCAGTTCGCAACGTCGCCGGGATCGCTGCCGGTGAAGATCAGCACCTCGCCTTCGCTCGTCAGGAAGACGCACTTGTCATCAATTCCATCGCCTGCATCGACCGACCATGTCGCGCCCGCGACGAGCTTTCCGCCGCGCGTCGCAGAACCTGACAGCGGGATGATGTTCAGCTCGCCGCCGACCGAATTGATCGGCAGATACCAAGCGTTCATGCTGCCGACTTCGATGAAGAAGAACCGATTGCGATATTTCCAGATATACGCAAGCTTCGCTGGCGGGATGCCTCCCGGCCCGGTGATCGTGCTGGCACCATCTCCTGGCGCACCCGTGCCAAGTGTCACCCAGGTCGCGCCATTCTTCATGCGCAGCGGGGCATCACCTGTCTCGTTGACCGCGATCAGCCAGTTGTTGCCGTCGAATGTCGCCATCTGGCTGGCGGAATAATTTCCGGAGGTTTGTCCAGCCTTCACCAGCACAGGCAAGCTTGCCGTCACGTCGAACAGCTTGGTTTGCTGCGCGGCGAACATCTTCGCCACGGCACCGAAGACATACTCGAACCCGGAGATCACCGGCTGGCGATCCGGCGAAGATGCCGGTGGTGCGATCCCTGTCGATGAGGAAGACCAGAGCGTCGGTATGGACGCGCGAACTTGCGCGAATGTGGCAGGAGCCGCGCCACTGATATGATCACTGTTGGCTTTCCAGAGGGTTCCATCTGCCGTATCGCGGGCGATGGCTCCGACCGCATAAAAAGTTGAATTTGCCCACGCTGGTGCGTCGAGCGCGTGCAGATCGCATTGCTGGATCGAGCCGCCGCGCAGCCGAATGCCGCGCAAGGTCGGCGCCCAGTTCTCGCTGATGATCGCAGCGCCGGGCTTCATGAACGCATCGTTCTCATCCAGCGTAATGCCGCGCGTCGGCGCTGGGATGGTGATGGTCTTCTGCGCCTGGGCGACCTGCTGCGGCACCGGCTGGCGGCGGAAGGCAGCGTGCTGGCTCATGGCTGCGGTCCCCATCCTGGACCCCAGGGAATCGCCACACGCGCATAATGCGAGATGGGCGAGCGATCGATCAGGATCGGCGCGGGTTTGTCAGAACCCTCCACCCTGGTCAATGCATCGTAATAGGTCGACATATCCTCGGCGTATTGACCACCCTTCTGGCTCTTCCATTTCCAGATCATTGCAAGCTTGAGCACCCGCTCGGGCAGGCGAAACGTGTCGGTATCCGCCATGAACCTGTCGCCAAAGCCACCGCTGGTCAGCGCGATCGGGTTCTTGTCGAGGTAGATGAACGTCGCCGTGGTGCCGACGCCCATCACCGGCGCGATCAGCATCTGCCCGCCTTGGATCATCCACTCGCCCCAGGCATCGGAGTAGCCCTGGGCGCGACGCTGCATCCATTGGTCGGGATCGTTGATGAACGTCATCGGCTGTTGCGTGTTGGTCGAGCGCCACACCTGTCCGCTCTTGAGCATGCGCCGGTAGTCGGCGGGAAGGTTGAAGGCCGACGCCACACCATCACCCGTATAGGTCTGCGTCTTGTAGAGCCGCGTCCAATCGCGCTCGTCGCCAGCAATGCTCTCCGCCATTTCGTTGGCGCAGGCGACCATCTCGAACATGGTACGGTTGGCGCCGATGTTGCTGAATACGGAGGTCGGCGCAATCACGCCGACCACCGCGCAAACGTCCTGCACCACCGTCAGCAGGGACATCAGGCCACCCTGGCTGGTCGCACTTCCATTGCCATGCGGATCAGCATTTTGGTCGGCACGTTGCCCTGCGGCGCGTGGCCCGTGGCGTTCTGGATGTATTTGCGGAGCTGATCGTCGGTCATCGCCTCGAACTCGTTCTCGGCCGCCGTGCTGCGGACTTTCAGTGCTTCGAGGTCGTCCTGGAGAACCTGATTTTTCGCGCGCTCCGCCTCCAGCGCAGCCTGCAGCTGCAGGTTCGGCGCATTGGCCTTGCTCTCGGCGATCCATTCCATCGCGCGGTTTTTCAGGTCGCGGCCACCCGGTCCCAGGTTCTTGAGTTCCTGGCCGTCGATCGCGGCGAGCTGCTCGATGATGTAGACGTTGAGTGCGCGCAGTTCGGAGCAACGTGCGGGCGTGAGGAACGGCACCTGTTCGAGTGGCGTGCCCGTCTTGGTCTGCTGTGCGCGTTCCTTGAACTGCCGGTATTGGTGCGCGAACCGCTCGGCGTAGGTCACCTCGCGTTGGTCACCACCGTACTGATCGCTCGTCCAGTGCGAGCGCACATGCGCGGGCTGGATGGTGGAATTGCGCGAGCCGGGAGCACGGATTTCAACCACCTCCATATCATCGCAGATCGGGCGTCCTGCTTCGGCAGTCTTGCCTTCGTTGAGTATGGCGTGAAGCTTGAACGTCGCGACCAGCGTATCGTCGGGATTATTCCGGTTATTGCTGTACTGCATTATATTCTCCGTTAATGGTCTGGGGCCGCCGCTCACCGGCTGGGTCCAAGTGAGTGAGCGACGGTCCCAGGTTCCTTGAGGCGGACAGGGATGGGGGTTTACCCAACCTCAAGGGATCAGGAAGCAGGCACGCTGTCGTAAAGCCTCCAGTTAAATAGGGGATTAGTCATTGTGAGTTCGCCCATCCATCCGATGAACTGGGCGACCGCGTCCTTGTCAATGGGCATCTGCCCATCGCCATCGAACAGCTTGTCGAAGTTTCGGTTCGGGTGATAACGCAGCCGCAAGGTGTCGGTGTTAATCCCGAATGTGGTGTTCGCTGGCATGTTCGAGCCGATGCCGCCATCGAGCACGATCTCGGCCCGCTTGCCGCCGCCGATATATTCTAGCGCCGAAAAGCCGAGTTTACCGAGAGACGTTTCGTTGGTCTGCCGCTGAATTGCGATCGTGGCCGCGTCGTAGGCTGCGTAGTGCTCGGGCGACATGATCAGCAGATCGGCGTAATCCCGACCGCGGCTCTGCTTGGTCATAACCGAGTTGAGCAATGGCCGGATCGTCGTGCTGTTCGCCTGGGTATTACCAGCACCAAGGAGGGTCACGCCGTAGGTGTGAATGTCGTAGGTTTTGGTCTGCCAGAGCGTTGCGGTATTGCGGTCGATGCCACCGTAAATGCCGCTGGTCGTCACGATCGGGATTGCCGTTGCCAGTCCGGTGAGCTGCTTGCCGCCGTTGGCCGTGCCGTCGGAATAAAGCGCAAGGTCCATGGTGTCTTCCAGGGCCTTCTCCGCAGCCTCCAGGTATGCGTCAAACACGTCGATGAGCTGCGATGACCCCTCGTTGTTAAGCAGCTCCTGCGAACTCAAAATAATCGGCACGACAACCATCTTGGGTTCGAAGAAGGCGTCGTTAAAAAGGTCAATTGCAGGATTAAGCAATTGATCATAGCCGCTGTACCACTGCGCGACTTGCTTGCCGATCTGGAGGGTTTGACGAATACGGGGGCCTGAATAGGTCTGCCACAGGCCTTTCCTTCTCAGGACCGCGAGCAGCGCGTTGTTGTTGCTCACGAGGTCTTCATAGCCGCTCGATCGGTCTTCCAGAGCCATCGAGAGGATTTGCTGATAGTTCACATTAGTGGTGACGTTCGGCACCGTTGCTCTCCACGAATAAGGGTTTCAGATCACCAGCCATTGACGCGACGCATTGCGTTCGCGATGGCCTCGCGGCGACCGATCGGTTTATCTCCGCGCCGTCGCGGTCCATCGCTGGAACCACCATCCGGTGCGCCAGATATCGATCTGTCGTTACGGGTCTGAGCCGTGTGCGTGCGGGTCTGAGCCGCTTGCGTGCCGTTGGTGCGGGTCTGAGCCGCTTGCGTGGCAGGCCTGAGAAGCTCTGCCCTTCGGTAGGCTGTATCGAGATCGTAACCTAGCTTGACTTCGTTCTCGATAATGTCAGCCAGCTCATCAAGCCTGGGATGGGACGCAGCATACTGATCGACGCCAGCCCGGGTCTGATGAAACCGGGCGACATACTGCATCTGCTTGTGCTCGTTTTCAAGTGCCGCAATCCGCTGCTGCGCCTGCTGCAACTGATGGCTCTGCGCCATCGCCCGGTTCTTGGATTGCAGGAGCTGCCGCTGCTCGGGCGTCTGGTTGACGATGTGCCAAGCGACATCCTCCAGGCCCAGGCGCCGCCCATCGGGCGTCTGGAGATTGAGGTTGTTGATGATCAGGTCGAGGCCGCCGACCACGTCGTTGCGCAGCTTGTGTTCCATGCCGACGTAGTTTTCCAGCGCACGCTGCAGCGTGGTGCCGTGCTGGCGCGCCATATCGTGGTACGGCCGGATGGTATTCATGACCTCGTGGTCGCCGCGATATTCCTCATAGGCGCGGCTGAACTCCTGCTGCATGCGATGGAAGTTGCCGCGCACGGTTTCCGGCGTGCCGTGCCAGTCAGCCTTCCCGGCGTCGTCCATGCGTGATGGCGGATCGCGATATGGCGCATGCTGCGGCAGTTGAGCGTGCCTGCCCTTCAGCGGTTGCTGCTCTGCTGCAGCTCCTTGTTCACCGCGATCGCGCGCGGCGAAATGCCCATGCTCGGCACGGGGGCGCGCGTCCTTGGGCTGATCCTCGGGGCGCTTTTTCAGGTCGAGCGGGGCGGGGCGTTCGTCCTTCTTCTCGGGGCGCGTGTGCTCGCGCTCCATCGGCTCGGGCGGCTGATTGTGCCCCATGCGCGCCTTGGCAGGCCCAGGCTTCGACTTTTCATCGGCACGCTGAAACGCTTTCTGGATGGCCTCGCGACGGCTTTCGGGCCTGTGCTCGCTGCCTTTAAAATCGGGTCCGACCGGCTTATCTGGTGCCTGCGGGCCGACTGGGGTCGGGATGTTTACCGGGTTCTCATTAATCGGCACCTCGCTTGCGGGAGCCGGTGCAACGCCTGCGTCTGACATAACAAGCCTCCGTTCGCGCAAACGTGCGCGTTAAAACCGGACCAAGCCTGTGTGTCAGCGCAGCGAACCCCCGCTCGCCGCCGCGATCAGCGCGATTGTACGCGCCGGATCGCCTTCCCGATCGACTGACGGCGCGCTTTGCGTTTGTCAGCCTCGTAGAAATCCCGGCCGACTGATTGTGGAATATCCACCTTGTCGGCGAACTCCTTGTTGTGCGCCACCGCGCGCATCAGCTTCGCCTGCTTCTTGCTCACGCTAGGCACGCTGCCCTCCTGGCCGATGCCCGGCCTTGTATTTCTCCACCGCGGTGCGGATCGCCTTGTGGCGCGCTTCCTTCACCTCGCGCCGGGTGGTCGACCGCACGGTCTGCGGAGCTTTCTCCGTGCCAATCTCGGTCAGCCCCAGGGCGCGCCCGACGGCGCGGAACGCCGCCTTGCTCTCGTAGAATTTGCCATCGACCTGCTCGGTCGGCGGCATCGTATCCGAGATCACGTTCGGCAGTGGCAGCGCGGAGCGCGCGACCGGGATCTCGCGCCGATCAACACGCCACCGTCCCGGCTCGTATTCGATCAGGCGAATGTCGGTCATGGCGGCCATCCGGCAAATCCTGCGGGAAGAACCGGATACGCAAACGCTGAGCTTCCCGTATTAAGAATGCAAATATCCCCTGCAATATACCCGGTCCACGCTATAAAAATTGCTCCGGTAACCAGCGCAATCGCTACACCACCAATATTCGTCGCTGGATCGTTTGCCGCGTTATTGTTCCAGATGCCGCCATTCACCCGAAACCAGATCATATTATTGGTGCGATCAACAGCGCATGAAACGATATCGCCAGTCAACGGATTAGTGCCCGTCCCAACACTGGCGTTATTGCGAAAAATAACACCATCGGCATTCATCCCAATGGAGTTATTGTTCGCGCCAAGGTAAGATGTAACGCTTGCCAATGCGTTGGCGATTCCCACAGACATGTTTGCCGACATCGACCCGGAAATCTTCATTTCAAAATAATACTTCCCGGAAGCTTTGCTGGAGATCGTCCTCACCGTTGAATAAGACCCGCCAGCACTGGTCGCGGAAGCAGTCAGGTCTGCATTGCTCAACGTGATGTTTACACTCTTGTCGGCCGCATTCCATGTTGTGCCGGTAAATGGCGCCGTTACCCCAATCGTATCGAACACGACCGGCAGGCCGGGCTTGCCGACGACCTTGGTGACGGCGATGCCGCGACCGTTAGTCGCCTCCGTCACCGGCAGGCCAAGCTTGCCGGTGCCGACATCGACAACCGGCAAGCCACCCGCCGCGACGGTAACGACCGGCGTGCTCATTTCTTCTTCTTGCCCTTGCTCGGCTTGCGCTCAGGCGGCTTTTTCTCCCGGCCCTCGCGCATGACCGCGGTGAACTCGAACGAGAGCACGTCGCTCATGTCGTCGCCGCGATCCACCTCCACGTCCACAACCGCGGCAACATCGGACACCGGCACATCCGCCGTCAGTTGGGTCTGGCTGACGAACGTCGTCGGCGTGTCGGCATCATCGAACACCACGACGCTGTTCGGCGTGAACCCGGAGCCGGTCACGGTGAGCGTGAGCGTGCCGGTGCCGACCACCATGGTGTCGGGATCGATGTCGCTGAGCACGAGCGGCGGAAGCTCGGCACCGTCAGGGATTTGGTTCGGCCCGCCCTCGCCGGGGAGAACATTCGACCCCGGCGGTTCGTTGATGCTGTGCAGGCGCAGCAGCGCATCTGCTGGCAGCTGCTCACCCTCCTTTGCCTGCGGCTGCATCGGCGCGTTGGGCGCAACGCCACCCTGCGGCATGCCCAGGCTGTTCGGATCGACAATGCCGCCCTTGCCCGGTTCCGCGCTCGGGATGTCGGGGTTGACGTTGTCTCGAGTCAATTGCCCGAAACGATCGCTCGGGTCTTCCGGCTTGGTCCGCTCGATGAAGTCGGGACGCAGCCGTTCCTCCTCCATGCGCTTGGCGAAGTCGGGACCCTGCTTCTCCGCTTCGATGCGCTGGCGCGCGCTGCGGCCATCGTCTGGCACCCGCTCCTTGCGGGTGGCCTCGTTCTCGCGCTGCCGCTCGTTGCGGCCATCGTCGGGCGTCCTCGGGTTGGTCATGTAACTTTTTCTCCCATAGTTCGTGCCGGATTTTTGGTAACGTGAGCCATTGCAGCCTCTACACGAAGGTCCAGGTCGAAGCCGCGCTCGGAGTGCCGCCAACGCCGTTCACGACCGTGACGGAGCGCGTGCCCGCCGTCGCCCGCTTGGGAGCATTGGCAACCGTCAGCGACGTTGCGCTGACGTAGTTGGTGGTCTGCGCGACACCGTCGATGTAGACCACGGACGCGCGCGTGTAGCCGGTGCCGGTGAGCGTGATGGACACTGTGCCCGCGCCCGACGCGACGTTGTTCGGCGCAGGCGAGCCGGTGATGGTCGGCGTCGTTGCCGCGGTCAGGTACGACGCATGGCTGGCGTTCGGCGTCGCGGTGTAGCTGCCGAGACATGAGACGGTCTGCGTCTGGCCGTAGGTGCTGGGGTTGGCGCTGGTCGCCGTCACCACCACCTCGGTGCCTGCGCCTTCGTGCGGTACGCTGGTGCTGGCGGGCACGGCGCCTGCGGCGGCGCCAGGGTACGATCCCTCGGTCCCGCCGGATGTCGCACCCGTACCGCTCGCGAGTGCTGCCGTGTTGGCGGCGAACGCCACCAGCGATCCGGCGGAGCCGTCATCGAAGTAGGGCGGCGGATACGTTTCAAACTTGCCGTTGTCGTACCAGTCCGCCATCGTGTTCTTGGTGAAATTCGGCGGGTTCGGCGGCGTTGCCCCGGTGAACGACATGTTTGTCGGCGGTGTGGGCGACGGCGGGGTCACCGTCAGTGCAGATTGCGCCATTGCAGTCTCCTCTCCGTTGCCTTAAGTTCCATCGTTCAAAGGAAGCCAAACATGGTTAAGCGTATGAACGACCGCGGTGGGTATTGGATCGAAGCGCCACTCACCCCCGAAGAAGAGATGGACTTCTACCAGCGTGTCGGCGGGGCGACCTCGCTCACGATCCATCATTCGACCCCCCGCGCGGGACCGCAGTCGCCCCCGCAAAAATCGCCGCAACCGTCGCAGGCAGCAGAACGCCAGCCCGCAGCGCCTCCTCCAGGCGATCGACCCAACCCGGTCCCTGAGAGATAATCTCGCGCGCCTTCTGGATGTCCTCGCGTGGAGATCCCCAGCGGGCCGCCCATTTTTCGTCGCGCTCCATGCGTGCGAGCGCGTTCTGTCCGACATACTGATTGCGATTGAACGCATCACGCAGCTCGGGCGTCTTGTTGACGTATTCGAGCATGTGCCGGGTGGCTTCGCCCGATCCGGCCTGATCGAACTTGCCGACGTAGTCGATGTAGCCGGTGTCCAGGCGCGTCCGCATCTGCGGCCCAAACTGATCAAACACGCCCGCCTTCAGCGCCTTATCGAGTGCCTTGTTGTCCGCAGGCATGTTGCCAAACGAGGTGACCGTCAGGCCGCGCCCGGTGTCGACAACGTCACCCAGGCCATACTGCGACGCGATGTTGCGCAGCGCGAGAACATCAGCCTGCGATGCAGGGCCGTCGCGCGGGATGAACAGCGATCCGCTTTCCTTGTTCGGCCCGCCCGCCCAGTGCTTGTGCCACGTCGAGACGTTCTGCGCATCGATGTAGCCGCGCAGCGCCTCGCCTGCATTGAGGATCGTCTCCTCGGCATCAGCCACCCGCTTGAACGGCGCAGTCTTGTCGATGACCTTCTTTGTCTCAGGATCGCGCGCAGGCGCCTGGAACGCGCCCAGCGGTCGCGCCACCTGTCCGAGATTGAACTCAGTGTTGCCCGCGGGCGTATCGTAGACGCCCTGCATCGGGATCGATGGCAACACGC